GAGTCTTCGATAATTGTCATTTAATTTATTTCCGTAAGTTTGTTAATTTCTTCTTCGTTCAATAATTTTCTGTGAATGTTCATCTGCCCATCTGGCAAATGATAAAAAGGTTTGTCATGTACTTGAATCATTATTGGATGATCTGGTGTTTCACCAAACTGGGTGTACTCAATGCCGACTATCTCAGCGTCAGGTCGATACATTTTTTCGCTTAACCATTCATTTAATGATTGTCTGTTATTAAATTTTAAAAAATACATATTTATTATCCGATAATCAGCTTGGGTTCTCTACCTAGATTCTTCTTTGTTGAAGCGTTAAAGACGGAGCTTGTACGTGTAGTGGACAACAACCCTGCTGGTGAATTACCAATATCATTTCGAGCACTCTCTATGTTTGGGTTAATAAATATCATTTTAATGATATCTTGTTTTGCAAAGTTATAATCGTTGTAATAATCAGAACCAGATGCACTAGAGTAACTTTGTGGCAAATAGATAAACAATGCTATGTCATTACCTGATGACCAACCCGAACGATTTACAACTTCCTGTATGATACTCTTAATATCAGCAGTAACAATATTAGCAAGATTACCTTTAGCTCCGTAGCTCGTTGCCTCTGTCATAATTGACGAAAAGGGAATATCAACAAATGCGCTTGTCATGTCAGACGTGCCTGTGTTAGATAGTCCTTGTGGATGGTCAAAGTCTGAAGTCCCTAGAGTAGAAAAATCAGATGGAATATTATCACGATTCAAAGCTCTAATTCTAAATCCAACAGCATCATTAGTTCCATCTCCGTTCAGTGCATGATGTCCAGATTCAAGCGTGTGTCCTGTTAGTGGAACTGGAGTTAAATAATTTAATTCACTCTCGTAACTGACGTAAGTTGGCTCTCTTTGATAGTCGTGGAATGTGTAAAAAGAAAGTTTTGTTGTTGGTACGGTGGCACCTTGTGCTATTTGGATGTTTGGAAAACGCATTGCCAACGATCCAAAAGTTAAAGTGTCGGTAGACGAAAAGCTAATACTTTCAACGCCAACTGTAAAACCCCCTTTAAGATCGTTTAAAGAGTTTGTTCTAATCGAGCTATATGAACCACTGTTGTCATAAGTGTCGTTATTGGATCGCAAAAATTGACCTGTGCCAGAAGCGTTCCCAAGAAGTTGTAAGGTGTCATCAGCTTCTACAACTTGTCCTGTGTCAGATCCACCTGTGTGTTCAATCACAAGCTCTGGTACTCTTGTAGTGCCGTCGTTGTTTGATAGAGCTACTCCACTACTTTGATGGTAAGGTTGAGCTATTCTATATTTGTGGAATCTAATCATGGCACCAGTTGTCGAATTGGTACCAGTTCCCTCCCAAGCATAATACATATACAAGGTAATTCCGTTACCGCTGCGCCACGCAGGTAGGTTTACAATTTCTTGAATAATATCTTTTATGTCGGGAGATTCTATTTGTGTATTATCTGATGCAGCTACGAAGTTAGACCAATGAACTGTTGCACCTTTTCCAGCGGGCATGTGGAAAATTGAACCGTTGTCAACTAGGACACCTGCAAGTCTGTAGTATTCTTGAGAACTATTTGGATCGTATGGGCTATTTTTAGTTAATTTTAACTTTGCAGAATTAATTGTTGCCGAATTAGCAATATTAACGCTTGGAAAGTTTAAAATAGCTATATCGTCTCCTGGACGTGGAGTATAGTACCCTTGTCTAGTCCGACCTACGGAAACTGAGGAATCATATCTTCCTCCGTTTGTAACGTCTGATGCACTTGTTATGTGTCCAGAAGTGCTAGGTTTATAAGATCCTGATCCGTTAGTGATTACGCCATGCAAAAAGCTAGGATAATTTCTATGGTATATAGATACGTTCGAAATTTTCCTAAACGGCAGAACAAAAGTTGAAGTCGTTGGCGTACCACCACCACCACCACCACCACCACCTTCAGAAGAGGAGGAGGAGGAACCGAAGAAGTCTTTAGTTAAAGAAAATGTTTCTTTTTTTGCAAGTGGACTTGTAAATGGGCTAGTGCTAGACATTTTATTTTTTTTTAGTCTAAGGGCTGTAAGACTACGAAGAGGTCTTCTTCTCCAGTCGTTCGGTTAGTAATAACAAGCTGGAACTCAGTAAGAGGTGATTTTATAACACACCCTCCAGGGGCAGTTAGACTGGCGTCTGGGCCTATATCAGCAAACGCTCCTCCAACTTTGTGCTGAAGCTTTAGAGTTGCTGAACTGAAAGTGCCACTCGCAAGAAACGCATATGTTCCTCCTTTGGTTGGATTCAGAGCAGGTACAGTATTTAATCCAAGAGTTCCGTTCCCAGAGCTATCCAATGACGTTCCTCCGTTAGGCGTGTTGGCTGCACCTCCCATTCCACTGTGGTTAGGGCAATAGTAATATAGATCAGGGGCTGAAGTAGCAACCACTATTGTTGTTGTGTATGCTGCTGTGTCTACTGTTACACCTGTTGTATACTCTGTGCCTGATGCATGTGTACCGTCTGATGTTTCCGAAAATTTAAAAGGATGACTAGTAGCCGCTGACCAGTCAAACACGTAAGTATTTCCTTCTATTAGGTTTAAAGTATAAGCTTCTACCCCGTTTATAAAATATTTGTTTTGTCCGTAGACATTTTGAACTGTAACAGTGTAATTGGTTGTCGTGAAACCTGAAGCTGCTGTTCCGTGTTTATCAACGTTTAAGTTAATGTTAGTAATGTATGATGCCATATCTGTTATCTTTTTAATAGTTAATGTTTGCTCCACTTCCACCAGTCGGAAGGTTCACTGAAGGTCGTCTGATTGTAAGAGAAGATGTACCTCGTCTTTTTCTTATGTTATTATTTTTTTTCTTTTTAGTTTCGACCACTTCAGCTAAAGGCGTCGGCGGTGGGGGAGCCATAGGTGCAGGTTGACTTACAACTGATGGCATTTTAGGTCTTGATAAACACATGTCTTTTTAATCTATTTTAAAATATTTTCTTGTTGTTCTGCGTTTTTTGATCGCAGAAAATTTACGATGTTACGTTGTCCAAAAAAATAATCCATTTCTCTTAAATCATCTTTTGGACCAAATTCTTTTGCCGGAAAGATTTCATCCAGCTTTTTTATTAGTTCGTTAGAAACAAAGGGGAAAGTATCTTCTTTAGGCATATTTTTTAACCTTTAGCTTCACTCTAGCTGCTTTAGTGTTTGCAACAAATTGTTTTCCCTTGGCTCCAGCTCTCTTCTTTTTCTTGGCTGTTGTCGCTCTTTGAGCTTTTGACAACCGACGAGCTTTAGCGAGAGGCAAACAACGATCTGGGTTCTTTTTATTTTTACTCGTACCGCATGGTCCTTTAATGCCTCCGTCGGTTCCAATACGAACCCACTTTTGTTTTCGCCATTCAGCTAAAGCGCCCATGTTATTTCTTTCTTACTTTAAGAGATTTACGGTTCTTCTTTTTGCTTTTGCCTTTAGCGTAGCTGGGGTCTTTACAGTAACGTGAGGCTGCCATGTTAGCGTAAGCGCTTGGATATTTGTCAAAAGTACGTTTGGCCCAGGCTATGCCAGCAGGACATATTTTATTTGCCATTTTTTCTTTTTTTCTTTTTAAGGGCTGCAAAATCAGCTCTATTAATTTTGTTTTTTGGGGCCGCTGCTGCTGCTATCCTAAGTTGCTTTCGTGTCAGCTTTGTCATTTACCTATTTCCTTAATTGCTTTTTTATGCGCTTCAGTAAAAGACATGCCGCCTAGCATTGCTTTGCGCATGAACATCATGTGTTTTTTAGTGTGGTGCTTAGAGTGACGCTTCATCGTCTTCTCTTGCCTAACACTTAGACCTTTCCGTGCTTTCATTTCTTGTTAATTTGTAGGTCTTTACGCTTTTTCTTAGCTTTTTTCTTTTTGGGTGGATAAGTATAATTTTTATTCATCTTTTAGCAGTCCCACTTTCTAAGGGCTTTATTTATTCGTGAATTAGGATCTCTGGCTGTTTTTGCAGAGGTTAACCTTCGTTTCATTCCTTTCATCCTGGCGCAAAACGAACGTCTCCTTGCAGCTGACTTCTTGCTTTTTTTAGCTTGTTTAGCTGAAACAGGAGGTTTGAGATTACTCCCTTGTCGTTTGGCTGCACGTCTTCCTGCTGCATTTAAGCCCCCAGAAGGTGACTTATGTTTTGAGGTAAGCTTAATGCGTTTTTTAGCCATTTGGATGTTTTATTCTTCATATAGTCGAACAAATTAAATATCTTTTAATTTTTCAGGCAATTTACCCTCCTTGACCCACTCGTCAGTTTGGTACAAACACATGGCGTTCCAAATCACTGCACTAAGATGATCTTCGTCTTCAAAGCCTTCCATATAGGCCCAGAGATGTCGGTAAATAGCGTCGATGTATCTACTGAAAAACTGACCCTTCTCCCAGTTGCGTGCCCCATACTTGTAAGATCCATCCTCGAACCTGCGACTGACTGCGCGTAAGCTACTGATGGGCAGTTGGTTAGGAAAACCTTTACCTTTCATTGAATCGCGCACCGATCCGGTTTCAAATTCAGTGCGTTCGCCGCTATCTGGCAGTTCGTTTACTTTTTCGTTGGTGTCCATAACTTGACCTGTCCTTTCTGTTTATTGTATTCGTTTTTGTTTCGTAGTATGTATGATAGTCGAGCGTTGAGAAGCGCGTCCTCTTCCGTCTGACCTTTGGATTCATAAGTCTTAACAACTGTTTCCCAGGTTGCTCCTTTTTTATCCAATATTTTATTAGCTGTTACAGGTCCAACACCGGAAGCACCTGAGAAGCCGTCGACACTATCGCCTGATAAAGTTTGAGACAGGTGATTATAGTTGGCTTCTTCTTCTGTTGTGTGGCTAGTCTCTGCTTTTAAAAAATTGAACCATTCACACGGAAGCGTACCAAAGTCCTTATCGCCACTTACAGCAACCATGTTGTCTTGCTTAGAGCAAAGCATTCCGATCACGTCGTCCGCTTCAAGGTTCTTCCAGCGCTTGCCGTTATAGTGTCCAAACATCCAATCTTGAAGAGCTTGTAAACCTAAAGGCTTTCTTTTGTTTTTTCTGTTGGCTTTATATTCGGAAAACAATTCGTGTCTAAAGTTTTTTGAATCAGAAAATACAACACAATAATCATCTGCCTCTACAGTATCGATGATGTACTCCATCATATCATCAACAATAAGTTTCATTTGATCCTCACTACTATGTAAAGTCCATATAGCATCGGACCATCGCGTCTCTACTTCGCTCGCAAAGCCAGCTTTATAAATTATCATGTCGCCATCTATGGCCGCTGTTCTTTTACTCATCTTTATCTTTTGTTGTTTTAGTTAAATAGAATGGTGTAAACTCTCCTACGTATGCTCCTAAGATGTTGAACTCAAAGTGTTCTATAGCTTCTTCATAAGTAAGACCGTCTGCTACAAGATCCTCAATTATTTTTGGTTTATCATAACAAGCGGTTGGCAGTTGTCCGGTTCGTTCAACAAATCCTATAAAAGCTTTTTCAAGACCGTCGGCCTGGAGCGCATCTGGGTTTATTTCTGCAAGTTCTTCCAGCGACATATTAGTGTGTCTCCTTCCAGTTTTTACCTACTTTAAAGTCACCTTCAAAAGGAACTTTAAGGTTAAGAGTTTGCCCTGCTTTTTTAATAGCGTTACAAAAGTCAGTGCCTAAATCATCAGCATGTTCTTCAAGACAACTAAATTGAACTTCATCATGAACGTTGGCATGCATCTCGTACGGATGGCGAGCGTCCTGCCTAAAACAAACAGCAGCTTGTTTCATAATAATGCTGCCAGCCGATTGTATTAACAGATTTAAAGAGGACCGTTGAGAGCGAACAGTAATCATTCTGCCATCAACTGTTTTGATAGCGTTAGTTGTAGCCACTGATCGCTGGACCGCATCGATAAGTTTTTGGAAAGCCGGAAGCTTTGTCATAAAAAGGTTGCGTAGTCTTTTGCCTTCTCGCATTCCTTTACCAACAATTTCTCCAAGCTTTTGATTTCCGGCGCCATATAAAAGGGCATAGATGAATGTTTTACCTTCTCCTCTAGTTACTCCAATAGCATCGGCGTTGGCTTGGTGTATGTCACCCTCAACAACTTCTTTGGCATAAGCTCCGTCATCGAATGGATAAAGATATTCAGAAACAACTCTAAGCTCGATGGATTTTGCATCAGCTCCAACAAGTACCTTACCTTCAGGAGCAGTAAACAGCTCTCTACATTCTTTTCCGTAGATAGAGCGCACCGCAGGAATTTGTGCAAGGTTTGGTTTTGAATGAGTGCATCGTGTGGAGATTGCAGAACAACTGTCAATTGACCCATGTATTCTCCCTTCAGGTGTTACAAGACGCAACCACGCGTACTTACCTTCAGACAACATTCCTATTCTTTTGTTTACAAGATTGTATTCAAGCAGTTTTAAAGATTCTGTTGTGTTGATTTCTTTAAGTACAGCTTCGTTGATTGCAGGTCGTTTACCCTCGTAAGCCTTCGGAACCCATCCAGCTTCCATAAGTCTCTCAGCTATTTGATCCCTTGATGCCGGGTTGAAAGGAATTGTTTTGACCCTGGAGCCTGTCTTTTCTGCTTCGTTGGCGTAGCTTTGTTTTAACCCTGCATCTTTAAGAAGCTTTTTCAAAGCGGCCTTTGTTTTGGCTTCGTACTCAAAACCTTCAACCTCTATCTTCCATCCTTTTGGTTGTTTCATTTCTTCTTTCTTTGGCGGAAAGACTTCTTGAACTTCTTTCTCAAGTTCAGCCCTGCGGACCGTTAGTTCTTTTGCTAGCTTCTTTGCTTTTTCTACGTCAAACGGAAAACCGTTTAGTTCTTGAACAGTTAAAGTTTTTGCAAACTCGTGTTCCATGACAAGCGCCTTAGAACTCTTTGGCTGCTGCAACAGGAACTCATAAACTTTGAGGTTGGTGCGTACGTCTTGATTGCAATAAATTTGCATCTCAGGTGTACATGTAGTCCAGTCTTCTGTCTCGCCATGCGTTGATTTATGTTCACCAACTCTGATCCCCCAGGCTGCTAGTTTGTGTCTATCCCAAGAAC